GCAAAAGACAGCATTGTACACTGTGTGGTGCTCGATAATCGTTTTGAACGTATCTTCTTCTATCGGCGTAACATAAAACATTTTCATCTCCTTTGAATGATTGGGGGCCGAAGCCCCCGTTGTTACGCGGCAAGTGCCACACGAGGCTTCACGTCGAGGACTGGGTAGATCTTGCCGTCCTTCTTGCAAGCGTTGAGAACCTTCAACTGCTCGACGGTGACACCGTGCTCGGCGAGAGCGACCTCGTCCACAACCTTGGTGGCGCGAAGGTGAACCTTCACATTGTAAATATCGCCCTCAATCAACTCTGCACCGGAGGCAACGATCTCAGCCTTGATAGCTTCGATCTGAGCATCAAGCTCGTCGCGTTGAGCCTTGAGGGTCGCGTACTGGTCTGCAAGGGAATAATTGGTCATCTTAAAATCTCCTATTTAGGCGGAGCACCTCGCCCCGACAAAGATATGTATAAAGAGGTCTTATTCCTTATGCAAGCACTTTTTTATCTTTTTTTATAATAATAATAAGTCTTTGGAATATAAAGGTTTTCTGGCGTTTTTTTGGAACATTTTTTTAATCTTTCTAAAAAAAGATGGTTTTTTTTGTAAAGGGAATACAAATATTTGATTCGCACCCCTCGTGCTGATGGTTATAACAATGTTCATTGGGCACCTCCAACCGATACGTTGTATGCGCTTCTTTTTCCAATCCATCCTTCACTTGCATTAACAAACACGGGCTCAATGAAAATCTTTTTTTCAAAAGAACGATTAGGACCAAAACTTTGTGTTCTGATGTGGCCACGTCTCAAATGCGGCCTGACAGATTTGGAATCATCCCCATTGTTTGTATAATTTTCTGTAATTTTCCCAATGCTAATTGTTGTCGTGTACGGGTAATCTTTTCTGTAAACGTTTTTTTTGTTATGTTTTCCAGCCAAAAGATCCCGATTAACCAATTTTTCTTGTTTTGCATTTTTTGTCGCAAGCATCACAAGTAAAATTGCTCGGCAATCACATGCAATATACCACATGTCTTCTGCCCCACCTTCTGTCAAATTATTTGGAATATTAAATTTTTTTCCATTTTTTATAAAATTTGATATGTTGGCTTTTTTAGTCAAAACTTTTTTATGCTCATCAATTATTGTTATAAATAAATTACGAAAACCTTCGGTTCCTTGACCTGCAATGTAATCTTCAACTTTAAATTTTTCCATTTCGTATTCTATTAACATTGTCCAATTTTTTTCTTTTTCACTAACATAATTCATGTGATATAGCCCGTTAATAAAAATTACTTTTATTTCAATGGCAAAGTTGGAATAAGGAGCACAATCCAAATCAAGTTCCATCATATCTTTAAAAGTTTGGTTAATATCGTCTAGATTTGTATATTTCCATATTTCTGGCGAAAGCCGAAACAGTTGGAAATCTTTATTTGTTATTTTTGACATCTTGATTCCTCCAATAATTTAATAGCTTCTTCACACCCTCTGGCAACGATTACGATGTACCCAATTCGATCGAGATACTCGTGCCAACTTTTTTGTTCCGGTGCGACCACGCCGCCGCTCACCCTCTTCATCTCGATCCACGTCCACCATTCAGGAATAAAAAGGTCTGGGACGCCGCGGGAGACGCCTTCGACTTTCATTCTGGCGGCTGACGACAGGCTCCGGCTTCCCCCGTTGGGGATGGCGAAGATCCGCACATCCCCTTTGTTTTTTCTAAACCAACTCACAAACTCGCGCTGTTCCTCATGCTCGGTTTTCATTCCATTTCCTTTTCAGAATGCGATAGAACTTCCCGTCTTTCCGATACTCCAGTTCCCGTGGCGGCGTGCCTTCATTGAGCACCAACGCTACTTGCTCCAAATATCTCTGATCAATAAACTTGTCAGTTGGTACACCCGCGGCTCTGGCAATCGTCAAGATCTCTTGCGTTGCCTTTTGACCCGCGTATCCATCATGGCGAACAGGAAAATACTCGGTAACCGGAGGATCCGAATAACTGCCGTAATAAGTTGCCGATAACATTTCCTTACCGCTCGTTTTGCTAATATGCTTGCGCCAAGTCCAACCCGTTACGTCCATATCCTGACCATCAATCCCCATGATATCAAGATTGTGCAATTCCATTTTCTTGGGCTCGGCAAACGGGAAGGGAGCCCCACAACACGCGCACTCCCGAGCCGCTATGTGATTAAGCTCGTGGCACTGCTCGCAAAACTTCATCGGCACCTCGCCGCCCCGCGGGAATTTGCCAGGCTTCGGTGGTGGAACGACCGCCGTGATCGGGCCGTGCTTTTGCACGACACCTGCAAAGTCCAACACCAAACAATGATCGGTGTGGGATTTTAACCGCATGCCGCGGCCTGCCATCTGTAGATATAAGCCAGGCGACATCGTCGGGCGCAACATAGCAATCAAATCAATGTCCGGATAATCAAACCCAGTTGTCAATACGTTTGCATTCGTAAGTGCTCTAATTTTTCCGGCCTTATACTCTTCTAAAATCCTCTGCCGTTCTTTTTTTGGCGTGCTTCCGACAATACAGGCTGATGAAATTCCATGATCTTGTAATATCTCAGCAATCCGTTCCGCATGATGAACGCCAGTGCAAAAAAACAACCACGCTTTTCGATCTCCGGCACGCTCGATTGTCTCTTTGACAACGGCTTGATTGTTCTCTTCCGTGTCAACAACAGCCTGAAGGTCTGCCTCGATATATTCACCGCCACGCTTCTTTACCCCGCTTGCATCTAGCTTCTGCACCGTATGCTTGCTTCGTAATGGCGACAGCCAATTCATATATACCAATTCTGAAATCGTCACGGGCTCAAGTAAAGCATCGAACAGTGCAGGCTTGTCAGTAATTAAACCATGCCCCATCCGATACGGAGTGGCCGTCAGTCCAATAACTCGTAAGCTCGGGTTGATGTTCTGAAGTGCTTCAATAAACACTCTGTACATTCCCGTTTGCGAGTGGTTTACGAGATGGCATTCATCAATGACAATCAGGTCTATATGGCCAATTTTGTGAGGAATCGTATGTATCGATTGGATCCCCGCAAACGTAATGTTTTGGCCTAACTGCTTTACGCCCATACCCGCGGAGTAAATGCCCAAAGGAGCGTCTGGCCAATACAAAAGCATCTTCTCCGCGTTCTGCTCGATCAGTTCTTTAACGTGCGTCAGCATCAGCACGCGGGTCTCTGGCCAGTTTTGGATCGCGTCCTTGCATAAAGCCGCTACCACATGACTTTTGCCGCTCGCTGTCGGCATAACCAAGCAAGGGTTACCTTCGTGCAACTCAAACCACCGATACAAATCAGTGATAGATTTCTGTTGATACTCGCGTAACTTCATGATCTTTCTCCTTAATTTATCCTACAATTTCTGCGCCTGGGAATGTTTCTCGCACCGCCTTGATGATCGGATTGTCACTCGCGCATCCTGAAGGATTCGCAAGGATCTCCTTACTGCTAAATACACGCACGTCCGGCGAACCGTTTTGTACGTCTTTGCCGTCGATGACGTAGACTGCTGACCACTCATTTTCTCCGGCCTTGCGTTGCCACGGCACCAGATCAGGGTGGAGAACGTGCTCGACGCATCCCTCGTGCTGAAACTCGATCGGGATCTCCGCCGAGTCATTCAGTTCGCACCGCCAAGTGCTGTCGTCCTTCGCCGTGCTATGAGCGCATGTTCGGCAATTCACATGCTTGGTGGTCTTGGTCTCATGGCAGAATTCATGGGCGGGGCAGAACCGACACTGGAACCACGTTGGGTCCGTTGTTATTGGTGGCGGCATACGATCCTCGAGCGCGATCCTCTTCGCCCGATTGATCGCCTTCTCCGCGAACTCTTTGTCGTACTTCACCCGCTCGGTGTGGATGCGGTCGTCGTCCTTACAGACAGCCACATAGAGAGCGCGATCGATGCCCGTCCCGTGCATATATCCTTGCATCTGGGTGTAATGCAGAGGTTTTGACTTCTGCACACCATGCGCCACCAAATCGTTAAACGACTTTAGACTGTGCGTTTTGAACTCGGCAATGTGTTTCTTATACGGTGCCTCCGGCACGCCGCTCGTGATGATGCCGTCAATGCTACCAGATACGTGAGAACCAAAATCTACCTTCTCTTGATAGCCGTTGGTGCCCATGACAGCGAGCCCCGCATCGCGAAGATCCTTAATAATGCTGATCTCTTCCTGATGACCGCGGCGGAACAACCGTAATAGGCGACCGGAAAACTTTTCTTGCACTGCCCACCGGAACGAGAGCCAGAGCCTTCGATCGCACGGGTCGCCTATCATCGAGACGCCCATGTGAGGCCGCGGCTTGCCTTGCTTGCTCTCGTGCGCCGCATCAATCGCCTCTACGAGTCTGTTGGTAAATTCTGGAATCTCAACCACTTTTATTTCCTCTCACAATAATTTCATTTGCGTTTCAACGTCGCCGGACGAATCGTATCGTGCGCTATCACCCTTCGGATAGGACGAAACGGGGTATTTTAACGCTGATTTTAGTTCTTTGACTTGTTTCTTATTCCCAACGAAAAAAACGTATCGATGCTTGCGGCTCCTCTCGACCAACGTACCGTTTGGGTCGAACCCCGTCCGCGGGTGACGATTGTCTCCAACGCTCATGCGATCGTTACGCTTCTTGCTCAATCCCGTGTAAAGCCAGTTCGTCGCCTGATAAATGTATCCAACGTGCCCTTGAGCCGTGTCAGCAAACGATACAACGATCCGCGGCTTTGGGAGCAATCGCAACGATCTGCCAACCAGAATGCTCGCTTGGTTCTTTGCGTTGTCGGCCAAAACCAAACGGTTCAACTCTAAAACATTCTCAACGTGCTCAATGCCACACACACCAACGCACAACGGGCGAGATGGCGGCGACCCGTAGGTCACAACGCCAATCAAGGTTTGGTCGTCAAACAGGCCGTAGGCATGGCTGATAGGCGGCATCCGCTTGGCATAGTGCTTATGCAACACCCACTGCTCGCATTCCCACGATTGAATTTCATTCACCGTGATCAAAAAAATATCCCCTTTAAAAAATGCCCCCCCAACACCCCTCATGTCGGGAGGGCTTTTCAGATTACTTCTTAGCCCACGGCGGTGACGCCTTACTTGTTGCCGCGGAAGTGGACTCAGAAGTTTCTGAAATCTTCGGGATCGATGCGCCGCTCACGCTCGACCATCCCTTGATGTCGTTTTGCTCGCCATACTCTTCAGACGAGCGAACGACCAACTTGATCTTAAGACGGGCACCAATTAATTGGTCGGTGTTGTTGACCTTCGAAATTCCGATCGCGGTCATCATCTCACCAAGCTGTTGGCGACCAATTTCCTCGGCCTTGGGGTTCGGGTTCTTAATGTTAAAGTTCCCAAAAATCACGCGACCTTGATGCGTCGGGCCCACGATGTCATAGCGGATCTTGATGTACTGCCCAGTACCCGCCTTGGTGTCTTTCAACTCGGCCTGAGTAATTGTCGCTTCATAAATGTTCGGAGGCAAAGCCTCAAAATTGTTGCTACCTTTTGGAAGCGTGTCGAGTGAAAATTCTTCGTTCAACTGCATAACATTAACCCTTCTTGCTGATTGTGAATGAGGGCCGACCGGAAGTGGTCAAAACACCCTTCGATAAAATGCGGGTAATCTTCTCATCCGCAGACTTCCATACCGCCACATTGATCTCAGGCTTCCACCGGAACAGGCTTTGCAGGTGCTCGACCAATCCGTTCTCCGCGGCAAGATCTTGAATTTTGTCCGCATCAACCTTGCGGTTCAAACGGCCAACGATCTTTACTGAGTACTCTCCAACCTCGTAGGAATCAGTCCCCTCTTGATCTTCCTTGATCGACAGGATCTTGATCAGTTGGTCTTCAATATGGCGACGAACCTCAACCGCATTCTTCTCGGTTTCCTTCGCCTCAATCCAACTCTGCGCCAATGGCTCGATGTTCGACGTCATTTGCCACCTATTTTCGCAATGATCTCGCCAAGATCAGGAGCCTCCCACGCGCCGAGCTTCCCACTGCGGTCTTTAGCAAGCCAGAGCCCGTCGCTGTCGCACATAAGAGCCCTTTGGGACGCTCCATCAGAATCCTTCTCAACGCGGAGCGCGAGCACCTCGTCAAAAAAGTAAGGCAGAGCCTGACCCGTTTTATTGCCAGGCATGCTCGGGGCATAGGTAACCCGACCCATCTCGTCTTGCGTCTTCTCGAGCTTCGCCGACATATAAACGTGGCGATCGGGAAGGTCGCGAAACGCACGAATCACGTCGGCCATCTTCTCTTGCATCGCCCCGTAGGCTTGACGAGGATCCTTCGCAATCTTCTTCTCCGAGTTCAACACAACCTCGGCAATCTCGGAAATGCTATCGAGCGCGACCGAGCCGTAGCCTTTGGCTTCCTCGGAACCAGTCAACCACTCGTATGCCTCCATGAGATCATCCATGCTACCAATCTCAATATATGGAAGATCCGCGTCCTGAATTGATAAAAGACCGCCTTCAGCCGAAAGTACGATCGGCTTCGGTAACGTCTTTATCAATGTAGTCTTTCCGGCACCCGCTTGCCCATAGACAAGCAGTTTAACGCCGTTGGCAGACAAGCCGCCTGTTGTCTTTAAATTTACTGCCATTTACTCACCTCTGTTTATGTTCGGTCGGACAATCCCGTTCGAACAACACTTGCAATGTAGATTTGATTTGTGCATATTGCAACCCTTGATCACATAAATTTAACAGGAGCCACAAAAAAAATGACAATTATTGACATTGACGAACTACGGCGGACATTGAGAGTATTTAATATCCAAGCTGTTTCTCGGGAAACAGGTCTAAGTGCCAATGCAATTTATCGATTTCTTCGCGGCGGCAATCGTCCATCCTTTGATACGGTGTCTCGGCTTCAGCAATACCTGAAAGATTTCAAACAAAATGGCTGACTTAACAAATATTTTCGGGGGGCCGTGGTCGCCTCCGACGACAAAGGTGCTCTTGCCGCCTGAAGACCAACTCCGCGATGCCATATCAAACGCCGGAATGAATGCGCCAAACGATATTTTTCTCGATGGCAAAATCCACCGCTTTCGATCGGGGACCAAGGGCATCGGCGGGTTCGGCGACAAAACGGGTTGGTACATCGCGTTTAACGACGGGATCCCCGCGGGACGCTTTGGATGTTGGCGAGCGGGTATCGAACAGCACTTTCGCGCCGACATTGGCCGGAAGCTCACCGACGCCGAAGAAATTGTCAACGCTCGTAGGCTGAGAGAGGCGCAAATCCTCCGCGACGCAGATATTCAACGTCGGCACCAAATTGCAAATCTGGATGTAGAGAAGATTTGGTCGAATTGTTTGCCTGCAAGCCCAGATCACTCATATTTAAAACGCAAGGGAATCGGCCTTCACGGGGCTCGGGTTACAGGCGATGGGCGGTTGTCGCTTCCTCTGTTTGACCGCGATGGCAACATCACCTCGCTCCAGTACATCGATAATGATGGCGGCAAGCTCTATCACCCAGGCGGTCAGACAGGATCATGCTTTTGGATGCTCGGAACTATGGATGAGGAGGGCACGCTATACGTTGCCGAAGGCTTTGCGACCGCGGCCACGATACATGAAGCCACCCAACGCCCGTGCGCGATCGCCTACAGCGCGTCCAACCTCGTGCCAGTTACAGGCATCCTCCGCGATATCTACGGGCCGCGGCAGGACATTGTAATCGTAGCCGACAATGACGCTTCAGGCGTCGGGCAGAAGTACGCCGATCAGGCATCGGCAAAACACGGCGCGAGGGTTGTCATGCCACCTGTCTTGGGGGACGCGAACGATTATCAGCAGGCGGGGCACGATTTAAACAGTCTTTTAAATCCGCCCACTCGGCAGTGGTTAATTCAGGCAG